GATAGCGTTCCTTATGAATATATTGATCAAGAATTAAGTTCCGGCGGCGATAAATCTATTCCGCACAACGAAATGGTTCGTTTAAGAACACGTACAGGACATCAAATCTTATTACACAACAGCGAAGATTTAATTTATATTTCAAACGGAAGAGGAACAAGCTGGATTGAATTATCTAGTAATGGTAAAATTGATATCTACGCACAGGATAGTATAAGTGTTCATAGTGAACAAGACATTAATTTTGTTGCTGATAGAGATATTAATTTAGAAGCAGGTAGAAACATCAACACTAATGCTGTTCAGAATCAATATCACACCGTAGGTAAAAATATTGAAAATCGTGTAGGAGAAACATACAAAACGAGTGCTGCAACTAACATAGAGTTATATGCAGTTCAAGACAATTATGTTACTGCTGGCGAAAGAAATATGTTTAATAGTTATTTGCAAACTCATATCACATCTCTCCAAGATATGCATATTTTAAGCGAAAAAAATATATTTTCAAAATCTTTTGAAAACACACACATAACAGCTGATAAGAGTTTATTTTATACTGCACTAGAAGGAATTGAAGGCATATCGGGTTCGGGTGATATGAAACTACAAGTTGGTGCAAACTGTGAAATTTTAGTTGGAAAAGATACTAAAATAACTAGCGGCGGCAGTAGTAATATTAGCAGTGGAAAAGGACACTACGAAACTGCTGTTCCAATCCATATGAACGGCCCTACAGCAGCTACCGCAACAGAAGCAACAGCAGCAGAACCTTCTATAGAATCGCCAATTATACAAGAAGTATCATTGGCAGCATTATTTCCAGGCAGAGTTCCACAACACGAACCGTGGAGCGGGCATGAAAATTGGGATCCTGCCGCAGTTACGCCAGATAAAACAGAAGCCAAGCCAGATAGCCAGGATATTCATATTCCTATTGAAGACGAATCGAGACTTGCCACTGATAGAGGGCTAATCAGTGATGTATGGGATAGCGGAGAAGGTATTAAATATCCTGAAATACCGCAAAGGCCAAGATAAGAGGGAAAATACATGTCCATTGTTAGAGATAGAAATGGTAATATAGTAAGAGACAGCAGGGGAAATGCTATTAGTAGTATTCCGCAAGTTTTCGGAGTTAATAATGGTTCTGTAAGTACAAATCCAATTGGAGAGATTATTCGTCCAATTTCGTCTACACTAAGTTCGTTAGGACAAAGCATTAATACACAGATTAGAGACTTTCGTGCTCCTCAAAGTTTTTCTCGAAACGCACAGCAACTTGTTACAGATACATTAGGATCTAATGGCGCTATTAATATAAATGCAAATGGATTGTTTGCTAGAGTAACACAAAATAATTCAAGTTTCGGATTTGATAATGGCAGTGCAGGCGTAGTTATTCAAGATGGACAACTGGGTGGGTTTCGAGTAGGAAACGCCGGTATTGGGTTTCAAGATGGAAAAATACAAGGAATTACAGCAGGTCCTTTGAGTCTTGGATTTGATGGAAATGGAAACATTTCAGGCGGAAATATTTCTGCAGGCCCGCTAAGTCTAAGTTTAACCGAAGGCGGTCTTAGCGGTGGATTTAATAACGGTCCTTTGAATTTTGAATTTGGTCCTCAAGGCATTACAAGCGGTTCGTTTAGTGCTGGCGGCATAACTGCTGGTTTTGGACCAGATGGTTTTGGCATTGGCGGATCAATTGGCGGTCTTAATTTTAGTATTGGTGCTGGTGGATTTTCTTTAGGATTAGGAGGTAGTTATTTTGGCTTTGGCGGTGGCGGACCACATACAGTTGGAGGCAACGGAACTGGTGCAATTGACAGATATCAAAAAGAAAATCCAACACAAGTAACTAATCCGGGCGAAAGCCCTGTTGAAATTACAATTGATACATTTTTAAAAGGTAGCGGCGGCGCCGCTGGTCTTGGAGGATTAGTACAAGGACTATTAGGCTCAGTAGCTGGTGCAGCATTGCTTTCAAGTATTGCAGGAGACCTGTTAAAACAAGTTGGCGGATTAGCTGGACCTTTAGGAGATGCATTAGGAAAAATTGGCGGTAGTATCGGTGATATAGTTGGAGACTTTGGAACCGGCTTAGGAGATGCACTTAATCAAATTCCAGGCATAGGCCCTGTCCTAACTGGGTTTGGTAGAGGAATTGGCGAATTTGTTGGCGAAGTTGGTGATGCAATTTTAAGTGCTCCTATAGAAGTTCAAACGATTGTTGCTAGTGCATTTGCACAAAAATTAACAGGTAACCCTATTACTTTAACAAATAACGAAAGAGGAGAAATACTTGCTGGATTACAATTTGATACTCCTATAGGCCAATTAGCAGTTGATATGGGTTCTGCAACAAGAGCTTTAGTAAATGCAGCATCTAATAATAACATTACTAATACAGAAAATTTGCTTTCTTTAACAAGTGCAGCGCAAGGATTTAATGTAATAGCTGGTAACAATATTATGTCTAATGGTAGAATAGGTACAAATTCTAATAATCCAATAGTATTAGATAGAAACGGATATCTAATAGACCCTAATTTGGGTACAATTTCCTAAGGTAAATACGTTATGGTACAAAGAATATATAAAAATACATCTGTTGGCACAAATACAAAGCAATCGCCTGTAACTAGTAAATCTTATAGGGGCGTGAGTACAGTTGGACGTCCTAAAAAATTTAAAATTTATGATTTAGATCTTATAAAACAAGATATATTAAATCATTTCCATATTCGTCAAGGCGAAAAGCTAGAAAATCCAACATTTGGAACTATTATTTGGGACATATTATTTGAACCACTAACCGACGATTTAAAATTAGCTGTTGAAAAAAATGTTACAGAAATTATCAATTATGACCCAAGAGTAAGTGTTGATAAAGTTGCAATTGACAGTTACGAACATGGCATTCAAATTGAAGTGCAGCTAACATATTTAACTTACAGTATCAGTGAAAAATTACAACTTAGATTTGATCAGAATGCAGGTTTAATTTAACTGCGCATATTATTCAATGCGATAAATATTATTGTATTAAAGGAATATCTCTATGGCTATAACTGATAGACAAAACAAACTACTAAAGTCGGAAGATTGGAAGCGTATCTACCAAACTTTTAAAAACGCAGACTTTAAGAGCTATGATTTTGACAATCTACGCAGAACAATGATCAATTACCTGCGTGAAAATTATCCTGAAGATTTTAACGACTATATTGAAAGTAGTGAATATATTGCTCTTATAGACTTAATTGCGTTCTTAGGACAAAACATTAGCTATCGTGTTGATTTAAATGCCAGAGATAACTTCTTAGAGTTAGCCGAACGTAGAGAAAGTGTGCTAAGACATGCTAGGTTACTAAGTTACAATCCAAAAAGAAATAAGCCGGCAAATGGATTATTAAAGATTGTAAGTTTAAGTACAACTGAAACAATTGTTGATAGCAACAATTTAAACCTTACCAATCAAAGTATTTTATGGAATGATACCACTAACTCAAATTGGAGAGAACAGTTTACAAGGATTTTAAATGCTGCACTTCCATCTCAAAACGGTATTGGTAAGCCATTAAAAAACGGAAATATAAGTGGTATAACAACTCAGTTATATAGATTTAATGGTACAAGTAATACTGTTCCAGTTTACGAATTTTCTAAATCTGTTGACAATAAAAAAGAAAATTTTGAAGTTGTAAGCACTAATTTTAATGAAAACAACATTTACGAAGAAGCTCCGTTACCAGGAAACAATTTAGCTTTCTTGTATAGAGATAACGGCCAAGGCCCTGGTAGTTCAAACAGCGGTTATTTTTTACATTTTAGACAAGGTAAACTTTTAAATAATCAGTTCCAATTAGATGTTGCTGCACCCCATGAATCTGTAGATGTTAATACTGCAAATATTAACAATGACGATGTATGGCTTTATGGTTTAAATGCTGACGGAAACGAATCTGATTTGTGGACAAAAGTTGATGCTGTCGAAGGCAACAATATTGTATATAATAGTCTTGAAAAAAATGTTAAGAACATTTACACAGTTTTAACAAAATTAAATGATACAATTAGTTTGGTATTTAGTGACGGATTATTTGGCAATATTCCAAAAGGGCAATTTAGGATATATTATAGACAAAGTTCTAATAGATCCTTGCGTATTGTACCTTCTGAATTTACCGGTGTTAATGTTGTTGTTCCTTATATTAGTAAAGCAGGAAAAGTTGAAAAAATATCTCTAGTTTTAGAGTTGCAAAATACAATAACTAATGCAAGCATTAGTGAAACAAATGCAAGTATTAAGCAAAATGCTCCTTCTAATTACTACACACAGGATCGCTTAATTACAGGCGAAGATTATAATGTAGGACCGTTAAGTGTTAGTCAAGAAATAGTTAAAACTAAAAGTGTTAATAGAACTAGTAGTGGTGTTAGTAGGTATTTTGATTTAAGAGATTCAACTGGAAAATATAGCAACACTAACATGTATGGCAATGATGGAATAATTTACAGAGAATATTTAAAAGAAAAGATCAATTTTGAATTCACAAATCAAACAGATATTGAATTTTTTGCTAGAAATTCAATTGTTGAATTAATTAAAAATAGTAAAATGCGCAACTATTATTTGGATAAGTATCCACGTAACCAGTCTATTGCAAATTTTCAATTATCTTGGAATAAAGAAACATTTGATTTAAACAGATGTAGTGGTAAATTAATTGATAATGATTCTATTATTGCTACACTTGGAACATTTACAAGTGGATTGCTAACATATGTAAAGCCTGGTGCATATCTTAAATTTGAAGCACCGTTGGGTTACTATTTTGATAGTACTGACAATAATAAATTAAAACTTGGTACAGCAACAGTAAAAGGTGCTATTACTTATAAATGGGTTAAAGTTATAAGTGTCTTTGAAAATGGAACCAGCAACGATCCTGACACTACTTTAGGTCCTGTAATTTTAAATGACAACATTGAAACAGGTAGTAAACTTGTAGAAATTGTACCTGTTTTAAATAAAATATTAACCGAAGATACTATCAACTTATTTGTTGAGCAAATGTTTGCATTTAAACGCTTTGGGTTAAGATACGATTTTGAAAAGAGTCAGTGGAACGTTATACTAGATAAAGATTTAAGTTCTTCGCAAGAGTTTAGTTTAAGTAGTACCGGAGATATTTCTGGCAGAAATTTAGATGGAAGTTGGCTAATATTATTTGAAACAAACGGAGTTTATTACACTGTTACATATCGAGGACTTCGTTATGTATTCAGCAGCTTAGATGAAATTAGATTTTATTTTGATAAAGTTGATAAAATTTATGATAGTAGAACACAAAAAATAGTTAAAGATAGAATACAACTATTAAACATTAACAATAAGCCTCTTGCTTTAGATTATTTTACTACAGACATTGACTGGCAAATTGTTTCTGATTATATTAACATTGACAATTATGTTGATAGTACCAAAGTTGAAATAGATTTTTATGATAGTGACGACGACGGAGTTGTTGATAATCCTGATATTTTTACGGATTTTGTTGCAATAGAAAATTCTAGTTATGTTTACGAAAAAAAGATGTCTACCGGCGACGGAGAAGCCTTTTATGCAGTTGATAATACCGTTGAAGGTATTATAGATACATTTGAACTAGAACAAAATATTGGTGCTCTAAGCCAATACAACGAAGGTGCTGTTTTCTATTTTAGAGCAACAGACATTTTCAAACAACTAAAAAATAATCGTTTATTAATCACTGATATGTATCGTGCATTTGTTGGAAGAGATAATATTAAATTTAGATATTATCATGCAGCAAATGAAAATCGTAGATTAGATCCTAGTGTTTCAAATATGATAGATACATTCTTGTTAACTAGATCCTACGATACTCAGTATAGAAAATGGTTAATAAATGAAATTGTTGAAAAACCGTTACCTCCAAGCAGCGACGAATTGTTTATTCAATACGGACAAGAAATTAATCAGCGTAAAAGTATTAGTGACGAAGTAATATATCATCCTGTAAAATACAAACCGTTATTTGGCAGTAAAGCATCAGTAGATTTACAAGCAAAGATTAAAATAGTAAAAAATAATGAACAAGTTTTAAATGATAATGATATTAAAGCTAGAGTAGTATCAGCTATTAATACATTTTTTAGTTTAGAAAACTGGGACTTTGGAGAAACATTTTATTTTAGTGAATTAGCAACTTATATTGTTTCTACATTAACACCGGATATTGCAAGTATAGTTTTAGTACCGATACAAGAAAATCAAAGTTTTGGTAGTTTATACGAAATAAAAGCAGAAAGCGATGAAATATTTGTAAGTGCTGCAACAGTTAACGATATTGAAATTATTGATGCGATTACTGCTACTAGATTAAAAGCAAGTGGTAGTGTAGTTACATCAACAAATACTCAAAACGTTAATATACAAAGTAGCACATTAAGCGAATAATAGAGGATTACACAGTATGGCATATGAAGATCAGCAACCAGAATTTCCAGTTGGTGACAATAGTAAAAAAAGTAGTAGATTTTTACCTCGCTATTTTAGAACTAGTACAAATGAAAAACTTGTAAGTTCTACTGTAGATCAGTTATTTTCGACTGGTGCAGTTGAAAAGATTAATGCTTTTATTGGCAGAAAAAATGCTAAAGCTAATATTAATAACAGTACATATCTTACTGAAATAAACTCCGTAAGATCAAATTATCAATTAGATCCTAGTATAAACATCAAAGATGATTTGGATAATGTTGTATTTCATAAAGATTATGTTGACTACATTGGTCAACTTAACACTTTTAATAGTAATACTCTTAACCATAGTCGTCTAAATGAGCAAGAAATTTATTCTTGGAACCCGCATATTGATTTTGATAAGTTTACTAATTTCCGTGAATATTATTGGTTACCAAACGGCCCGCAAACTGTTACTGTATTTGGCAATCAGCAAGGTGTTTCAAGTACATACAAAGTTGAAGTAGTAGACGACGGTGATAATTTTGCTTATTTGTTTACACCTAACAAATTAACAAGAAATCCTTTAATTACTCTTTATAGAGGTCAAACTTATAGATTTGAAATTAACACGCCAGGGCATCCTTTTGCACTTGCTATTAGTAGAAAATTTTTACCAGGATTAACATTTGAAGATAGTGTTACAAATGTTAGTACACTTTATAACGAAGGTGTAACAACTACAAATGAAGATAGCGACGGATATGTAGAAACTGGCGTAATTGAGTTTACAGTTCCAGCTAATGCACCTAATGAGCTTTATTATATTAGTAAAGAAGATATTAATACAAGCGGATTATTTAATATTGCAGATGCTGAAGAAAATTCTATTTTAGATGTCGAAAACGAATTATTAGGCAAAAGAAATTATACTACCGCAGAAGGCTGGAGTCTAAGTAATGGTATGAAAATTTCTTTTGTTGGAAATATTACTCCAGAAAAATACAGCAGCGGAGAATTCTATGTTGAAGGTGTTGGAAAAGAAATTGTACTAATATCTGTTGAAGATTTAACAACTTCGGATCTATTAGCAGAAGATGAACAGATTCCGTTTGATGCATTTGGTTTTGATAGACTCCCGTGGAGTACAAGTATCGGTTATCCTGCAACAAAGGATTACATTATATCAAATAGATCTAGTAAAGATAAAAACCCTTGGGCAAGATATAATAGATGGTTTCATATTGATGTAATTACAAAATCAGCAGAAATTAACAAACAAGATTATATCTTGCCAGAAAATAGTAGAGGTAAAAGACCTATTATTGAATTTGCACCAGGCATTAAAATGTGGCACAACGGTACAATTTGTAAAGACGCAATTGATTTAGTTGACGACTGGACAAATGATATTTTTTCAGTTATTGAAGGGTCACAAGGATACAATATTGATAACGTAGATGTTGTAGATGGAATGCGTATTCTATTTGTAAATGATAACGATCCTTTAGTAAATAATAAAATTTATAAAGTAGAATTTATTAAGTTTCAAAATAGCACACAAATTACACTCAAAGAAGAACTTGATGCAGAGCCAAACGAAAATGAAATTGTGTTGGTAAAAGAAGGCAAACTCAATGCCGGCAAGCAATATTTCTTTGATGGAACAAGTTGGAAAAAATCACAAGATAAAACTGCAATAAACCAAGCGCCATTATTTGATCTTTTTGATAAAAACAATATTTCTTATGGCGATATTTACTATGAAAGCAGTAATTTCTTTGGAAATAAAATATTTGCATATAAGCAAGGCACAGGCACAAACGATACAGAATTAGGATTTCCAATTTCTTATAAGAATATTAATAATGTAGGCGACATTGTTTTTGAATTTGATTTACTAAAACAAAGCAATACATATATTATTAACGACGAAACTATAGATATTCCTAGTAATCAAGGATTTGTAAAAATTACAGATAGTTATACTGGAGAAATTTCTTTTGAAAATGCATGGAAGAAACATTTTGAAAAAAGCAATCAAGCAGTAATACTTGACTTTCAAGGATCGCAACAAACTAATAATTTTGTTGTAAACTGTTTTGATAAGAGTGCAACAATAAGTGATTTAAAAATTAAGTTATTTACTAACAGAAGTTTCTTAAAAGAAAACATTGATTATACTTTAACAACAAATTCTAAACAACAAGTTTTAATTGTTTTAAACAATGATATTTCTGAAAACGATAGATTAATTATTAAATGTTATTCAACGTCTAGTAAAAATGAAAACGGATATTATGAAACTGCATATAATTTAGAAAGAAATCCTAACAACTTAGATGTAACTGAATTTACAATCGGTGAAGTTAACGATCATGTACAGACTATAGTCGAAAACAATGACAACTTTAATGGAATACATCCAGGAGTTGGTAATTTACGAGACTTAGGAAATATTGAAATTTATGGAGATAGGTTTGTACAGCATTCAGGGCCTATAGGGTTAGCACTGTATCATTTAACATCAAAAGATTATAATGTTGTTAATTCTTTAAAATTTGCTTTAAAAGAATACAGCAAATTTAAAAGAGAGTTCTTAAGAATTGCTACATATGACGGATACAATAACACAGATGTAAAGCATGTAGATTATTTGTTAGAACAATTTGCTTTAAATAAAACAAGAAACGATGCATTTTATAATAGTGATACGGTGCCATTTGGCGGCAAAAATATAATTGAGTATACTGTTTTAGATTCTGGAAATCCTTATTATCCATTAACTAGTGCATTTAATTTAAATAAACTAACAAGTAAATCTGTTTTAATATACAAAAACGGTACACAGTTAATTTACGAAAACGAATATACATTCACCGAAGAAGGATTTGTATATATTTATTCTGTTGAAATTGACGACAAAATTGAAATACACGAGTACGAAACAACTGACGGGTGTTTTGTTCCGCCAACTCCTAGTAAGCTAGGTTTGTATCCGTTATACGAACCAAAAATTTATATTGATAATACATACAGCACTCCAACTAAAGTAGTTATAGGACATGACGGAAGCAGAACAATTGCGTTTAACGATTTCCGTGATGACTTGTTACTAGAGCTAGAAAAACGTATTTTTAATAATGTTAAAACACGTTATAATCCTGATAATTTTGACTTATTTAATTTTATACCCGGGCGTTATAGAGACACAGGGTT